CGCGCACCGCTCCGACCTGAAACACGCCGTCAGGACCGGCCTCTAGGGTTTTCATGCGGATCTTCACGCTCACACCTCCGCGTACACAACGACGCCCGCTACGGCGACAGCGTCGGACAGGTTGAGGTTGAGAGCCTCGCCTGCGTCCGTCTCGCACCAGCCATAGCCGAGCGTGTCCATTTGCCACATGGCACCAGCGGCTGCGAAGTAGTGCAGCCCGGTGATATCGCTACCACCAGCGCCCACGTCGGAGCGCAGTTTGCCGTTGACAGCTCCGGCTGCGCTCAGGTCGAGCGCGAGCACGCGGAGCTTCTTCCCGGTGACGGCGGCCACGATGATGTTGTCACCGCTGGAGCTTGCTGAGACAGCCGCCCGTTTGATCGTGTCGTATGCGAATTGCGGTTCCATCGGCTTAGGTCGCGTAGGCGTTTGCGAGTTCGGTGTATACAGCCGGGTCCGCATCGGTCGCATAGACGCAGCCCACGTTGGATAGCTGCTGTGCACCGTCCACAGTCAGAGCGCCCGTCAGCACCTTTGTGCTCATGAGCGTGACCTCAGCGGCCACAGCACCGGCGCCAGTGAGCCCGCCCATGAGAGCCGAATCTTCGATCCTCAGACGCGAGCCCGCGTCGTTTACCGTGAAGTGCAGCAAGCCCTCCAGATTGAGGTGCTTGGCGTACACGCGAATGGCTTGCCCGGCGACCGTCCCGGCGATGTCGATGGAGTCGCCAGAGGTGTCCATCTCGGCCGTAAGACCGTCGAGGTAGACGTTGAGCTTCTTGGTCATATTGGCGTTGGCGATGGCCAAGCCAATTTGGGTATCGGCGGCTAGATTGAGCGGACCCTTGATGGTTGCCTCGAACGTAGACGCCGTGTAGGTGGGTTTGATGAGCAGCACCTGGGCAGCGGCGTCGGCATTGCTCACTGAGACCGGGCCAAGAGCGCACAGGGTTAGGCCATTGACGTTCGGCCAGGTGAGAGTATGGGCTTCCGCGTACTCGCCAGCCAGGACGTAGATCGTGTGCCGGGTGGCGGTCCAGACGGTAAACGCCTTAGTGAGCGTCGCGTACGGCGCGTGCCAGGAGCCGATTCCGTAGGTGTCGTCGCCGTTGGGAGCGACAACGATATAGGTGGTCGGAGCCGTGGCGAGCGCGACGCCGCAGAGTTCCAGTGCGCCACCAGACTGGACAGTGATCTTGCCGCCATCGGCGACAACGAACTCATCGCCGCCTTGGGCTCTATAGGTTTTTGGTTCGTATGACATGTGACATACCTCCGTTGGCTACAGTCGGGACGGGGTGTCAGTCCCGCCCCGACCTATCCCCTAGTGGGGAACGGGTTTCTAGGCTGTGCCCTCGGACGGGCTGGCGTGGATCTCGGCCGCCTGGGCAGTCGTATCGTTGTCGACCGGCATGGACCGGCCGCGATACTGGATGGCCCAGATGGATTCGATGGTGCTTGACGTGCCTCTCAGGACCGCGAGGCGCACGTAGCGCTCCTTCGGCCGGTAGAGATCGAGTACAAAATCGGTCTGTGTGCCGTCGGAGAGAATCTTCGTCCCCTCCAGATCGGCCATAGTCCCGCCGGCCGCGTCGGTGTCCTGCTGAGCGTTCACGCCGTTGTCCGCGGCGGCGGTCCCGATGCTCGCAAGGAACACAACCCCGTCCCAATTCGCCATGTCGACAATGTCGGAGTAGTGCGTGGCGGCAGCGGCCCCTTCGGTCGCGTGGACCTTGGTCACTTTCACCTGAGAACTCAAGTTCATGGGTACACCTCCCGGTGTGTCGTCGGAGATGGCCGGAGGATTGTGAGTCTCCCCCGGCCTGGAGATCGAACAGGGGTTAGGAGCCGAGTTTCACGCGGACGAAAGCCTCTTCCTGCACTGGCTGTCCATCGGTCTCCAGGCGACCGATGAAACCGGTCTGGTTGGTGAGCGCAAATAGCTCCACCAGACGCTGAATCTGCATGGAAAGGGCGTCGGCGATCCAATAGAACTTGAAGTCACCGAGAATGCCCGCGTAGAGACCGGCGGTCATGGTCGAGGGCGCGAACTCAGAGAGCTGCACCGGGAAGGACAGGAGCCGCTCAGCCGCGCCAGTCTGCATGTTCGGCTGGATGAGGTATTGCCCGTTGCCGTCCTTGATACGGTCGATGGACCCGTAGACCGTGCGGTGGAATATCCAGCGAGCGGACGCGTGGTACTGCGCCTTCAGCGTCCACTTGACCGTCTTCAGGTTGTCCGCCTTGATCTCGGTCGCCGTGTTGTAGGTCGACACGTCACGGCCGGTGGATATGCCGTCATCGGAGGCCACGAACACGCCCAGGGGCTGGTTCGCGCCGGTCCCCGTCATGAACGCCTTCTCTTGAGACACCCCGAACTTGTAGGCGAGACGGTCGCGCACCAAGCTCTCGGGGTCAAGGAAGGCCTGCCGCATGAGCTTGTTCGAGACCTTGATGTACTTGGCCAGCGGATGCGGGTGCAGCTCGCGCTTGCCCAGCGCTAGATCGCTGTCCTCGGTGCCCACGGCAAGCTCCGAGGTCCAGTCGGCGTCGGACACGTCGGTCTCCAGCGTCGGGACACCCAGGCTCTCGGCGTTGGGCACGGGAATGACCGTCGCGAGCTGCCGGATGACGACCGCATCGTCTACCGCCTTGAGCAGCGACTTGACCAGCTGCTCGGGGGCGACGATGAAGCCACCCGACGTGTCCACGTCCGCCTGCAGCGCGCGGGCCTCTTCCGGCCGCAGCCCCTGCATGCCACCCATCAGGTACCGCTTGAACGCCGCTCGGTATTCCTCGGTGGCGTAGGGGCTCGTGCGAGCCTCGGGAGTGCCCTCCGGCTGCGCGGCCGGGATTTGCCGACCCTGGCCTTCCAGCAGGCGCAGCGCTTCGGCCGCATTCTCCGCCCGGAGCTTGTCGCGCTCTTCGTAGCTGTCGATCTTGACACGGAGTTCATCGCGATCGACCTGCCGCTTGTCGAACTCTTCCTTCTCCTCCGCAGTGAGGCCGCGGCCTTCGGCTTCCGCCTTGTCCAGTATGGCCCTCTGCTCCTCGACGAGCTGCTTGTACAACTGGCGCTCTTCACGTTCTTTGACTTGCATTGTTCACCTCTTTCGGAGGTTGGGGCACAAAGAAGGCGGCCCGTAGGGGCCGCCTCTAGCGGAGTGCTATGTGCCGTTTCTAGGTTATGGTCCTACCGCCAGCCGCCGGCGCAGCATGTCGAGGGGAACCTGCCCCCCGTGGCCGCCCACGGGGTCTTCACGGCTGCTCTCAGCCGCTAGACGCTCGAACCGCGTTCTGACTTCTGCTGTCGTTTGTGGATAGGCAGGGAAGGTGACTACGGAGACATCGAAAAGGTCGACCTCTTCCAGCACTCGCACGGGCTGGTCGAACGTCCCTTCGGTGCGCTCCCTCACCACCCGAAAGCCGAACGACATCTGGTCGATGTCGCCTCGATCCATGCTGGTCATGAGGTCGCGCGCCCACTGGGTATCAGGCGGCGTTACCTCGATTGCGAGACCGCGTTCATCTTCGGCAAGCGTAAGAGTGCCTGACCTGTTGCGGCCGAGAACGTAGTTTGGATCGTGGTTCTGCAGAGCACGGATGTCGGCCTTGCCGATGGTGCTCTTGAAGGCCCCCGGCTCGATCATCTCGCGGAACCAGCCGAGATCCTCCGACATGGCGTTGAACACCGCTGCGTGGCCGGTAATCTTGCGCATCTCATCTCCGGAGCCCACCACTCGCAACTCTGAAATCGGGAAGGCGCGTATTTCATAGTCGCCGATTTTCACAAGGTCCATGCGTGCCTCCTAAGCCGCGATCGCTATCAGTTGGCAGTCACACCCAGAATGCGCGGGCGGGTGGTAGATGTTGGATGAAAAGCTCATCCAGTTCTCTGGGTTGTCGGGATCGTTCAGGTGCTCGCCCTTCACGGCGAAGGCACCCTCCATCCCCACGATCTTACCCGCGAGGCTGTTGCAGTATGGGCAGTTGTCGCCGTTGGTCTGCCAGCCGAACTTGGTAATGCCTTGGGCGATCCACGTCTCACGCGCGACCGCGTTGGCGGCGCGATGGGCTTCCCATTCGGCGTCGATCGCCGGGCGTGAATCCCACTTGTCGAGATCGAGCTTCAGCAACTCAAGCGGGTCCCCGTCAGGCTGTCCTATCGCCTCTAAGATGGATGCCATGGACACGCCGATGTGACGGTCAACGTAGCCCTGCACGTAGTCGCGCATGAACACCTCAAGCTCGGGCGTCATGCCGAACGTGGCACCGATCTCCGCTGCAGCCTCCGTCCCAATGGCCGATGAGAATGACGCATAGAGGCCCCATAGCTCGTTGCCGTGGGGTCCGGGGTCGCCCTTTGTCCAGGCCCAGTTCTCTCTGAACTTGGCGTAGAACTCACGCGCCCACCGAACGAAGTCGGTCTGGTCGCGCTGTGTGAAGCAGTCCAAGGCACCTTTCAGAACCTCGTCACGTTCGCGCCGGATGATGCGGGTGAACGCCTGTTCGAAGGGAGCGCGGTAGGCTTCAGAGAGACGACGCCGGACTTCTCCGGAGCGGGTTTCGGGCAACGCGCGCGCGGCCTTGGGCGCGGGGGATGCGGGCGGCGCGGGCGGCTTCTCTCCCCCGAGCGGTGTCGCTTTCACGCTGTCAACGGGTACCATATTGAGCGGACTCAGATACACGTCGCCGCCTGGAACCGGGTTCATGTTCTCTTTGTCGTGAATATCGTTGGTGTTGAGGATGCCCCACTGCTTGCCAATGGCGTAGACATCATAGCGGGCCTTCGTGTCCATGCGGAGAATCGCGTCAGGGAGATACTCGACGAAGAACTTCTTCCGCTCTACGGGTGTCAGGCACTTGCGGGTGACTTCCTGCTGGTTACGGAGGCAGTAGGGTTGGATGGTGTCGCCCCAGTGTTCTAGGGACTGATGCTCGATATTGGAATACGTGGATCTGAGCAGATGTTGGATCTTGTGAGGCTGCATCCGATGCCAGCGGCAGATCTCTTCCACCTGATGCTGCCGGGTGACGATGAACTCCACATCTTCCGGAGGTACTCCTACCTCCTGGAACTCCATACCCTCTTCAAGCACGGCGATCCGGTGAGCGTTGTCGAGCCCTCTCTGGCGCTCCTCCCATGAGGCGATGAGACGCTTCTGTGCTTCGTCCGAAAGCGTTGCGGGATGCTTCAGATAGCCGCCCGGGCGGGCCTGGTTCTTGAACAACACTGAGCCATACTTCTCGGTTGCCAACCCGAGACCGATACTCTCTCGCGCCATGGCGGTGGGCGACTTGCCTTTGAGGCCGTCGAAACCGAGGCCCACCATGTGGAGGATGTTCTCGGCCGGAAGCTGAAAGACCCGCCATTTCCGCGGGTCGCCGGGGCGCTCTTCGATGTAGACGTTGTACCACAAGCTTCCGTCCGCTCGACGGTCCGGCTCGCAGTGGTCCGGTCGCAAGGGCCAGAGATGCTTGACATGACCGTCTCTGCCCCATTCGATCTCAGCGTAGGAATTGCCCCAGGAGCAGATGTGGGCCGTCAGACACTGCCAGAACGTGAACGCCGTCATCTCGGGATTGGGTTCGTCGTGCAAAACCGAGTAGAGCGGGTGGTTCATGGCCCGCTCTTTGCCTTTGGGAGATAGACGCTCATATACCAGGAGTGGCAACCCGGCGACATCCTCTGATATCACCTGTATGCAGGCCCACCACGCGCTTAGTGCGAGCGCAGACGTTTCGCTGACCGCGATGCCGGATGCCGACTCCGTCACACCGAACAACTGCAGAAGCCGCGCATCCGGGCTGGCAAGCGATCGCTGTTCCTTGACCCGCGCCAGAACGCCCATCAGCGCTTACCGCCCGCCGCAAGCCAGGATAACGCCAGGCCCGCGGCCCCCACGAAGAGGAATGCCCCGGGCATGTAGATGAGCCAGACACCGGCCGCGAAGATGAGGATCGATGCGGCGGCTACCAAGTCCCAGGGATCGAATCCCTTCGGCATC